TCGCGTCAGCGCGTGCCGCCTCAAGGTCGCGGGCCTTCTTTTCCGCGTCCCTGCGTGCCTTACGCTCCGCTGCAAGAGCCTTCTTCAGTCCTGCGGTCGGGTCTTCCTGCTCCGACGCCTCTTCTTCGGAGGTGTCGGTGTCGGCTCCGTCGACTGCGATCTCTTCCGCGTCCGTCGTCTCAACGTCGTCGGTCTCGTTCAATTGGAATCACTCCTATGGATGGGGATAGAAAAAGGCGACCCGTCACAGGTCGCCTAGACACCCCATACGGGGTGATTCACCGCTTCACGCGGGAAACTCAGTGGAGGTAGCCATACCTCTGCAACAGTTCGCGGGCACGCTCCGGAGTCGAAGACATCGACATGATCTGCTCAGGCATCAACCGCAACGTCGAGGTGCGCCGGTAACGGTCATTGCCGATCCTGTTCGCGTTCAACACCTGCGACCGACCCCACACGCCACGCGACGTCGTACCCTCCTGCGTCGCATACACCATCAACGGGGAACCGTCACGCGACGTCCCAATCTGGATAGGCCGCAACCGTGCCGGGGAGAACGTGCCGTCCGGGTGCTTCTTCGCATACGTGTACATGCCACGACGCGCATTGACAACCTTCACCGGGTCAGCGCCCAGCCGGATCGCCTCAGCACCAGCCTTCGTGAACACCCGCTCCTGCTCCGCCGCCGACAACGACTCGAAATAGTCGCCTGTGTCACGGTGGAACCCGTCAGGCACCTCATCATCGAACAACCACATCGACGTGCACTTGCACCCAGGGTGACGGTCGAAATCGACCCGGTACCCCTTCACGCCGGCGAGGATCGCGCACCTCGAGCACGCCCCAGGTTGGATCACACGCACCGAATACCGGGCACCCCGCCCGACGCTCAACGTGCCGTCAGCGGCCCGCCCAGCATCCCGCACCAACGTTGACGCCATCACCGACATGAACGCCGCACCGGTACGGAACGCCTCACCAACCCCCACACCACGCCCGATCAGCGTCTTCGTGGTCGTCACAGCCGCATACAACTCCGGGGCGATGCTCCGCCCCTCACGCGTCGCCCCACCGAACGCTTCCGGCACCAACGACGCGGGCTCCATGTCGGCACCCAGCAGCCCGCCAGCCTCCCGCACATACGCCGAAGACTGACGAGCCGCCGCAACCTGCGCCAACGTGACAACCCGCTCCACCTGCGGGGCAATCACGTCCCAGCCGGCGTCAAGGTCACCGCCACGGGTCCGATTCCACAACCGCAGAACGAGCCGTGACGCCCCATTGGACGTCGCTACCAGCCGCGCCTGCCTGTCACTCGCCAACCTCGTCAGAGCCGTCATCAAAGGCCCCCTGAACCGCCGCCTGCACCCCAGCACCCAACGCCTCGTCGAGTTCCTTCTGACGCAGCTTCATAATCCGCCGAATCTCCGCCGGGGAACGCCCGTCAAGTTCCAGCAGGTACTCGAACGGGTAACCCATCTGCGACTTCTTCACCAGTGCATCCGCCAGTTGCGCCTCAGACCGGATCTCCGGGGACTCCCAAACGATCCGCGCCAACCGGGTGGCCTGCGCCGTCTTCGCGTCGCCCCGAACCAGCGCCACCAGCCGCAGCACCTCCCGCAGTTGCGGGTCAGTGAACGTGATGAACTCCCCAGCCTTCTTGTTCAGACCGATCTCAGCGGACTTCAGCGCATCACCGGACAGGTTCGAGATCCCCTTGTTCGCCACAAGGTAGTGCGGGGGTGTGCGGGTCTGCGCCGCAATATGCCCCACCGCAATCTCGATCGTGTCCGTGAAGATGTCGAGGCTCGCAGCCTTCCACGAGTCGATCTTCGCGTTATCCCCAGTGATGGTGATGAGGCGCCGTTCCCGGAGATCCTTCATGTCCACCGGGCGCTGACCGATCGGCTTACCGTCCGCGTCCAGGATGGGGATCATGGGCGGCTGCGTGCCGAGCATCACCCGCGCATCCATCGACGCGTAATCCGCCGCCAGGAACAGGTACGCCCACAGCAGGTTGATAGCGTCCTGCATGGGCATGACACCCTGAATCTCCGACAGGGGGTCACCCTTCAACGTCGGACGGTTCTGGATCTCCACCACCGGCACAACACCGAGCTTGTTCGGGACAGGCCACGAGTCGTCAGCCGCACCCTCACGCGGGTTCCACCCGCCCGACGCCGCGTACTCTTCCCGCTGCTGCTCCGACATCGACTCGAGCTCGTTAGCCGGCGTCACCCTCGGGCGAATCCACTTCCACACGTCATCCGCGGTGTACAGGGTCGCGTACTCGTCGTCCTCATCCACCCACGTCTTCAGAGCGGCCGTCCGCAAACGCGGATTCTCCCAGTCGTACTCAATCTCAACCGACGACGGGTGCTCAAACGTGACAATCGGCTCCCCATCAGAGTCGCCCCACACAATCACGAAACACCGCTTAGCAGTCAGAGCCGTAACCGCACCCTGCGAGAACTGAGCATCAAACTCGTTCATCTGCAACGCATCCCACAGCTTCGACGCCGCACCCTTCGGCATGTTCGTCACACCGATAGGCTTCAACCGCTCAGCCTCAGCGTTCACAACCGTCCCACACCAGTTGTCGGAGAAATCCGCATACCGGGACGCGTTCGCCTTCTTCCACTCATCAGTCGCAAAGTTGAGAGGCTGATCGCCCTCGTAATACGACTCCGCCCGCTCAATATCCGGGCGACGGTTGTTCAAGCGGGTGTAAATCCGCTGAGTCAGTTTCCGGGCCGCATCCGCGTCCATGCGCCCTCCAAAGGCTCAGTAGTAAATGAAGTTGTCCGGCTTCGCAGCCAGGGCACCATCCGCGATCGCATCCATGACCGCTTCATGCGCGAGAACCGACGACATCGCATAGTCGAACTTCTGGTGATCCTCGGGCTTCCCGAGGATGTACTGCCGCTCCTTCGTGAGCGGATTCAACGCACGAGACCGCACAATCGCGTTACGCACATGCGTCGTCGTCACCGGGTCACCGTCATGCCGGAACGGGGAATCCGGGTTGTACACGTCCCCACGGAACCGCTCGAGCGCAGCGTGCATCTGCGTCACACGGTTCGTGCGCCACCCGATGAACACCTTCTCCCCATACAGGGACGCCCACGTGTCGATCTCCGACTCCCAGAACATGACGTCGCAATACGCGCGCACAATCTCGAACCGGTTAGCGAGCTCGTCAACCGCAGCGTTCACCTCAGACTTCGGGATACGCCCGTTCCAGTCGCCCGGCTCCCACAACGTCGGGCGGTTCGCGTCCCCATACGTCGGAGTGAACTGGTACTGGTCCAACGTCTCCAACCGGATACCGGTGAAGTCGTTGTTGTCCGACCCGTCGAACCCGAGACACACCCGAGTCCGCGGCGCAACCTCCACAGGAGCGTTCTTCGCATCCCACTTCGGCATCTCAAACCACGCACCAGACCCAGACACAATCCGGTTCCCAAAGAACCGCTCCGCATCAGCCGGGTCCGTCTCGATCAGCTCCGACGCTTCCGCCTCAATCGCATTGATCGAAACCCACGGCGCCGCCCGATAGTTGAACTCGAAAATCCGGCGCCGATCCGACTTCTTCTTGAAGTCCAGATCAGCCGGCGGCTGCTGAAAGTCCTTATTGATGTCCTTCGCTTTGGACTCATAGGTCTGCTGCGCCGTCGAGTTCTCAGCCGGATTCCACGAGTTCGTCGTCTCGATCGAACGTCCACCCATGCCGGCCAGACCACGCCGCTGAGTCTTCGCGAGCTTCCACCCGCCGTTCGTCTCCAACCACAGGCCCGTCTCATCCTGAGCCGTGAACGTGATCCGCTGCCCCAGACGAGAGGTAGCCTTCGACGTCACCGCGTCGATCCGCCCCCCACCCGGCAGGCGAATGAACTCCTCACCCGTCTTCGGGATCAAGTCAGCAAGCGGCCCCTTGTCAATCATCGGACGCAACGCGTCATACGTGTTCGCCGTCTGATCCTCAGTCGTCGCCGTGATCTGAATCAGCGGCGTCGACCACGGGCGCCCCATCGGCTCCCCCGGCTCATACACATACTCCTCGAACACGCCCCGAGACGTGCCCCAACCGCATCCGCAACCGAAGTCCCGACAGTCGTAAACCTCGCCACCCTCAGCGCGGCGATCGAACACCGTAGGGCCAACACCCTCAGCGCACACGAACCCCGCCACCAGCGGAGACTTGCCCCACTTCTGAGCGCGAACAAGCTGCGACCGCCGATACACGAAAGCGTCAACCGGCTTCACGATCTTGCGACGCTCAACATCCGGGCGAATCCGGTAATGGTTCACCACGAACGCGAACTGCTCATCCCCGAGCATGAACGGGCGCCCTACGTCATCACCGTCAGGGATCACGCAATGCGACTCGATCCACGCCGCAACAACCCCCAACGTGTCAGTCGCCAGCATTGACAGCCTGCAAACGGTTCTTCATCGAAGACGACCGCTGCGGCGAGTCGTCGCGCTTCTCAGCCAGCTCGTCCGCCGCGATCTTCCACCGCAACTGACCCATACCAACCGTCGACAGGCCCAACTCCGCCTCCATGCGAAGCACAGCCGTCTTCAAACCAGCAGACGCCTTCTCCTGAACCGACTCAAGGAACGCACGCACATACGCCGCCACCTGAAACTCAAGGCCCAGACGCGACCACATCACACCCTGCGGCTTCCGCCACAGCCTCGCCCACAACGCCACCTCAGCCGCCAACGCATCAGGCAACGGGAACTCAGGGATCTCACCCTGAAACCCCTCAGCAGGCAGAGTCGCCCACTCCTTATCGCCCGCACGATCACGCCGCAAAGCGTTCGGATCAGCCGGGGGGCCACTACGAGCCCGAGCACCACCAGAAGTCATGACATCACGTCCTCAGCATCACGCTGGGCCGCATCACGCGACCAACGAACTAGGCCACTCGAGCGCCCTTCGACACGTTGCATCGAAGGTGCGCCAGTTGGCAGTTATCGGCGGTATGCGCGCCGCCGCGCGAGAGTGGGACCACATGGTCCAGAGACTTGGAGAAAGGGTCAGGGTGGGCAAGCGTCAGGTCAACGTCGACACCGCAGATCCCACAAGCGATTCCGTCGCGCGAGATGACATCCGACAGCGTGAAGGGCTCGACCGCGGCGCCGAGCTTGAGCGCCCGCCTCGCCTGCCAATTAGCACGCCTCCGCTCATCCCACGGGGAAGCCAGCTTTCCCTCGCGCCGCAGTTCACGCTTGTAGTGCATGCTGCACACGCCACGCGCCCTTACCGGCCGGTCGCAGCCACCCTCCCCGCATATCTGCGACGAGCTGTCCATCTGCTGGGTGCGCTTGACTTCGCGACGATGCGTCTCGCACCACTTTGGGTTCCGCCCCGAGCCCGACTTACGCTCGAGCGCGACATGGCAAGCCGGCCACTGGCACGCAAGCATCCGAACATCCCTTCGGTGGGCAACACTTTGAACCTGGCGGACCTGACGCAGCCCTCTCCGGCGGTTCGGAGGCAGGAGGGTTGAAGGGGGGCTCCCCCACCCCTTCAAGACGGACTGTCGAACATCCGTTCAGGTGTGCCAGCCTCCGGGCTGGTTCTGTGCGGTCTCTGTGTCGTGACAGGGTTTGCATAGGCCGCGGCCAGCGTCGGGGTCGTTGGGGTTGAGGCCGAGCTCGATCAACTCTTTGCGTGACCGTGGGTAGTGGTCCGCTACGGTGGCGAATGCGCGGCGGCAGAGGACGCAGATGGGGTCTCGTGTGAGTACCGCCGTGCGGAATGCTTGGTGTCCGGGGGTTGTGTAGCCTCGGTCCCTGCTGGTGCCGCGTGCCTTGTCCGCTTGGCGGGTGTGTTGTGGGCAGCGTCCACCATTGCCGTTGTGGAGGGTGGGGCATCCGGGGATGTTGCACACGCGCATGTGCACCTCGGGGTCGAAAGGGAAGAGTAAGAGTCCCGCTATTCCCGGTTACAGGGATAAACGGGAATAAGGGGGTTGAGGGGTAAGACTTGCCCGGCGCTTCATTAGGCTCATCACCATGCGTTAGGTCGCTCGCTCGCACGTCTGCTTTGGCGACACCGGGACTTTCTGCGAGGGTTGCAACTTCCGCGACGGGTATGCCCATCACGCCTCGCATTGTGGACCGTGCGGGAGTTGCACCCGCTGTACCCGGTGAGATTGCCGCCACTGACGACGGCTCCCTAGCCGGGGCGTTGCTACTCGGCCCGTGGGTGTGGTTTGCGTCGTCACCGCGACGTGATCCCGGTCACAGCACCAAACCGGGAATAACACAGTCCAGTGTTCCTGGTTAGTCGTCGTCGTCTTCGCCTACGTCAACGATCCGTGCAGCCTGCCGTCGAGACGCGTACTCGATCAGCCCCGCCGTTATATGGAGGGGTTGACCGTCTGTCCAGGAGGTGAGGTAGTAGCCGTCGCTCGTGTCGATACGTTGCCCGTACGCCTGCAACACCCAGGAGGACGCAACAGCACCGTCGAACTCGTCAGCGAAGTGGGCTGCGATGGCGGCTTCGAGAGCATCCTTCGTGGAGTCGCTCATCGGATCACCTCGTACTGCCAGAAGAACGCCTCGTGTTCGCCGCGGCCTTTGTGGGGGCCGGCGTGACCATCAGACAGGTAGCAGGTGAGGGAGTCGTAGTCGAGTACCAGGGTTGCGGTACAGGGCTGCTCGAGGTCAGTCATCGCCCGAACTTGCCTTGCGGTCACGGTTCCACTTCCACCAGTTCAGCCCGTACACCCACCCGTAGGCGAGTGCGGAGAGGATGAATCCCCACTGTTGGGTGACGATCGCGAAGACGAACCAGAGGACTTGTGCGGCTACGCCGAGCGCCCAGCCCCACAGGTTCTTACGGCCCGCGAGGTAGATGCCGAGGATGCCGATTCCTGCGAGCGCGAAGGACCAGATGATGTTGGTCAAGGTTGGTTCTCCCTAACAGCTACAACCGCGCCCGTGGGGCGTCGTGGGTCTTGGGCCTTTCGCCCGCAGGGTCACTGGTTTGGAGAACGCGCCTACTGTTGACCCTTGTTCGGCGGGTCGGCTTGTTCGCTGACCAGATCCTCGATCCGGCTCATGGTGTCTCCAGCCAGGCTTTGAGTTCGTCTTCCCACGACGGCAAAACGGACGCGTGGAACACAGGCAACAGGAACAACAGGGCCAGGAATCCGGGTGCTGCGAGGACGAGGAGGCACAGCAACCACACCGCCGCGGTGATGAGGCCGATGCCTAGTGCGGCGATCGTCACCCAACGCCACATCAGGAATCCATCTCCCACGTGTGGTCGATCACGGCAAGCGCAATATCCCGCAGCTTGGCTTCGGACTCACGGAAGTGGTGGGTGCACCACGTCATCTCGGTCATGTCGATCCATGTGGACCAGTACGCCTGGACGCCACATCGGTCGCAACGTCTGGATGTGTCCATGAGCCACCGCCCCTATTCGGGTTCCCACTCGCCCTGCGCAACAGCCCGCACCAGTGTGTACGGGCGTGGATACTTCGGCGGGCTACACATGGCACATTCGGGGATCGCGTTCCGGGTGATCGCGATGTTCGCTTCGTCAACGTAATACCTGGTGTCGGTGGGGCAGATGTCGGCCCCGCATTTACCGCACCGCCTGTCAGGCTTGCTTCCACAGATCCAACACGCCATGACGCACCGCCGTTCGCGGACTTACCACACGTGGATATACACGTGGCGTATACCCACGTGTAGTAAAGGGGGGTTCGAGGACGGCGTAACAACCTTGTGGGTTCTGTTACGCCGCCCTCAGTAAGATCCGATCCGCCGCCCTCGTCCCCGCGTTCCAAAGGGTCAGGCTCGAGGCCCGTAGTGTTCTGTGCCGGGGGTTTGGCGGATGGAAGATGGTTACGGTTCCACGAACTCCAGCGCGTAAACGCCTGAGTCCTTCACCGTGAACGTCGTAATCGACGGCTTCGAGTGCTCACCGGTCTTGTTCTCGAACCACGCGGAACCCGCGTCGAACATCGAACACGACACGATCGCCCGACCACGCGACTCCCGATAACCGGGCTGATGGAAGTGACCGTGGCAAACGATCCGAGCATCAGCCATCGGAGACCGTGTCGACGCAGCCTGATTCGCAACCCACTGCGGGATGCGGTCATACGCTCCCGCGTGGTGTCCGTGAGTGAACGCCACCACCGTCCCGTCAACGTCGACATACGTCACGACGTCGTACTTCGACGGGGGGTAGTGGAACGTCAGGTTGAACCGGTTGGGGGCGAGGAGCGCGAACGCTTCCTCCACGGTCTTGGCGATGCCGATCCCGTGGTCCCCGTAGCCGACCTTCCCAGACGCGTTCCGAACCTCGCCGTGATTCGACGGGACCGCCGCCACATGCGTTTCACCCGCGTAGGGGGCGAGGGTCAGGATCGCCTGCGTGAGGCGCCGCTGCCAAGCCTGCAACTGCTCCGGGAACTCGAGCGTGTTCGTTGCGATCTGGTTCGGCGCCGACGACGTGATGCCCTCCACCGGGTCACCGTTGTCAGCGATCACCAGGACACTCGGACGCTGCTGCTTGACCTTCCAAGCGACCTTCGCAAGCGCCTGATGGTACTTGTTGTCAAGGTCGTCGGGTCCGGTGGAGTCCGGGCCGTCCTTACCGAGTTGCGCATCCGCGAGGCAGACCACCATGGGCAGTCCTGCGGTCTTGGCGGGCTTGATCGGCTTGGCTGGTCGGATCAGTGACGCAAGCCAGGCGGCGCCGGGCGATTCCTCGTCGGGCGTGTTCCGCTCGAACTGGAAGAAGAAACTGTAGGTGTCTTCCCGGTCGTGGTGTGTCTTACTCCACTGGCTGACTTTTCCGACGATGCGGAAGGCGTCAGGGTCGAGACCGGCGAGGGTGAGGAGTTCGGCGTAGTCCGTGACCATGCGCCGGACAGGCCCGGTGGCTGCGGTGCCACCGTTCTCGTCGAACTCGGCGTGCTGCTGAAACTTCTTCGGCGGCGTCGGAACCGTCAACGCATCAAGATCATCAGCTAGCGTCACGGTACTTCTCCACCGTCTCCCGCGTAATCGGGATATCGTTCTTCCGCAACTTCGCCACCAAAGGGTCAATCATCACGGACGTGTCAGTGATGTACTCCATGACGAGATCCCGGGTTACGGGGTCAGTGGTTTCCAACCATGCCGCGAACGTTGCGGGCTTCTGTCGGCGCGCTTCTTCAAGGTCGGCGCGGAGCTTGTCGAGTGCCACGGTTACCCCCGTGATTGGGCTCCCCCCCGACGCAGGGGAAGCGACGGAAAGAAGGGGACGGCCCGCCAACGGCTTTACCCGGCTCGGGCCTGTGTGGAGCTCGCGCGGTTTGCGGTCTTGGCTCACTGTTGTGCCGGCGCGCTCCTGGGCGTGCCATCCTGCAACCCGGTTATGCCGCGCACGACTACCGAGGAGGTCCAAAGAAAATCCCCACCAGGCCCGGAGGACGGTGGGGAACAAAGGTGGTTGCGGCTGTTTCTGCGCAGCCTAAAGCAACCTAGGGCCGATTATACACACACGAACGGTCGTGCGCAATGTCTGAACTGAAATCGTCCGGGGCACTCGTACCACGCGATGCCCATGTCCCCATGCTCGATGCCCCACTGGTGGCTGGTGTGCGATTCGTGGCGATCGCAAAGCCGACTTATCATGACTGCGCCTTCCGCTTCTGCGCTTCGTCGAAGCCCATAATGAGTGATCGCACCTGGGATACGAATAGCGCGGAATCTAGGTCAGACTTCGCGCGGTAGGTGTTTGCCTGCAAGGCGAGGTAGGCGATCGCCTTGAACAGTTCGGCTTTCGTAGCGTCGAGTCCATCCAGTCGCGCAGCCGCCCCGTCGATGTCGCCCTCGTAGCCCTCAAGGCGGCGCATTGCGCCATCCCCGATGCCCATCCACGCCAGCGCGTCTCTGGTCATTGCTGACTCCTCGCCGCGTCTCGGGCGGGCAAGTCGAACTCGTCCAACACAAGGTCATCGAGCCGCTGCACGACGAACCCAGCCCACATGAGACGGCCGAGCTGCGACCGCGCGTTCTCGATCAAGATGTCGCGGTCGAGCAGATCGTAGTCGATTGGCTTGTCCCAGTCGAGATCCGGATCATAGACCTCCGCGATGATCCGGGCGTACTCCTCGGGTGTGATGCTATGGCTCACGGTTCACTCCTGTTCGGTTGGTTGGTGGTTTCTAGTTCGTAGGCGAGTTCTCTTGCTCCCCACCTCTTGTCGCACGCACGACAAGCCGCAGTCGATTCGTCGATGAGGGACTGTTCCGGGTTCCTCGGGATCTCAACGACAAGGGGTTTCGGTAGGCGTTCCCCGTCTCGCCAGTATTCGTGTGCCCCACAGGCGGGGCACGGGTCGGGGAGTTCGCGTTGCCGGGGTGGGTCGAGTTCGCGACGGATGGATGCGGCCCACCCGTGGAGGAGGCGGACGCGTGCCGCAACCTCCCCCGCCTCCCGGTTCCCCTGCGACCACGCCACGAACCATGCCCGCAACGTCCGCCCCGGATCACCCTTATACACAGCCGCCTTCACCCCGTGCGCCCAATCCGTGATCTGACTACTGATCCGCATGAACAACATGAGCGCACCAGAGTTGATCGGCACCCGCTGATTCGGCAGGCTCTTGGCCCCCTCACGACTCAACGAGAACCGGATCTCGGACTCGAGGCGTTCGAGGAGGGACTGGTCGAACACGACACACGTGAACCGGGACTCCGTGACGGTCTGATGCAGCACTACCCGTTTCGTGAGCTCGTCGACTGCTTCGAGTAGTTCGCTCTGTTCACCCGACACTAGAAACCCCCTCGAAAGTCCAACCCATCGACCGGCGCACATCCTCGAGCCCCGTGAGCCGGTCGAACTCGTCACGATCCACCTCACGCACAGCCACAACCTCCGACCACTGGCCCCGCTCCCCCGTCGACCGCCCGAGCTCGGCGTAAAGCATCGCGGGGCGCTCATCCAACCGAACGAACGCCCCGCGACGGAACCCCTGCGCGTAGTCGATGAGAACCACCGTTCCCCGTTCTCCACCGAGGTAACCGATAGTTCCCTTGACCTCCGTGTACAGGTGATCAACCACTGGTTCTCCTCGCGTTCGGGCAGTCGCTACGTCCCCCGGTGAACGGGTTGCGGCAATACCCGCACACGTGGGGGCGGGGTTCGGGTTCCGGGTTCAGCACGGCATCCAACCACTTCTGTTCCCGCCTCGACGGGTGCCTATAGTCCTTACTCACGATCGCCTCCGGCTCAGAAGGGGCTTTGCCCGTCGTCCCCGAACGTGCGGTGGCTCGTCCAGGAATCAGCCGGCTCGGCTACACGCGGCGCCGGCGCAGATGCTCCACGCTGCGTCTTCGTCACCACCGCAGTGGCGAACCGCAGCTCGGGACCAAACGCGGTCGCGTCCAGGAACCACGCCGTTCGGTTGTTGCCCTCACGGTCCTGGAACTTGCGGGACTTGATGGTGCCGACCGCGATGACGCGGGTTCCACGGTCGAGGGTGGCCGCGTTTTCTGCGAGGGAACCCCAGAGGGTGACGTCGTGGTAGTCGGTGACTTCCTGGTCGCGTTCTTTGCGGTTGACGGCGACGGTGATGTTGGCGACGGGGGTTCCACTGTTCGTGTAGTTGACGCTGGGAACTTCGGTGAGATTGCCGCAGATGGTTGTCATTAGTTGTCGTCTCCTGTGTTGTCGTCTGGTTCGTAGTCGCCCCGCGCCTGGCGGAGCAGAAACACCCAACAGAAAGCCCCCACCGTGACTAGGACGGTGGAGGCTAACCCGAGGGTTACGAGTAGCGGGAGTAACCCCGCAAGGATCGGGTTCACGACGGCCCCGGTTCATTCGGTTGGTGGTATTCGGCATAGCAAGCCGCCCAGCCTGCCTCGAAGTGCAGTCGGTCCACGGGCTTGCACGGCACACCGTCGCGGGCGTGGCCCTCGGATACTGCCAGCCACGCCAGGTCGCGCGCCAGGATGCGGGCGTGCCGCTCCTCGGCAGTCTCGCCCCACTGGTCGCGTTCAGTCATGCTCCACTCCCGTTCCCGTGGTCCGTTCCGATGAGTAGTGCGACGAGGTCTTCGAGAGTTGTGGTGACGTAGGTTCCACCCATCGCGGCAGGTCCGTATCCGCGTCGCTTATGGACGACGAGACCGACAGCGGCGTCGTCGTTGCCTCTCTCTGTGGCGGCTTCCGTCACCCAGCCCGCAAGATTCAGCCGGGCGACATCCTTCGCTTCGATGACGACGCGTTCGCCTAGTGCGGTGCGAACCCCGGCGATGTCGCCGCGGTCTTTCGCTCCGGTGCGTGCGCGGCGTTCGATCCGGTCGTCCCCGAGCTGGGTTCGGAGGTAGTTCACTACGTCGGTTTCGAAGCTGGTTCCGGCTTGGCGGGCAGTACGCCTACTACGAGTCATCACGACTCCGTTTCATTCGGTTTGGCCTCGCCGCATCCCCAGCAGCGGTCGACAGGCATCCCAAACTCATCCGAGTCGGAGCGTGTGGGGTAGAAGTGACCACGCTTCGTGTCGACGCACGCGGCGTAGCGGATTCCTGAGTCAGGGGTCGTCCGGTAACGGTCGAAGGCCTCCGGCTTGAGGCCCATCCGGTCGAGTTCGGCGTCCCTCCACGGTGCCCAGCGATGCCGCGGCGACAGTTCGTCGTAGTCGTAGCCGTTCTCGTTGTGGTATTCGATGCCGCATCCGAGCGTGTACCTCTCGCGCTGGCGCGTCGCGATGACCTCAGCCTCGGTGATGCCGCAGATTAGGCATGAGCGTTCACTCATGTCGTGCTCCTGTTCGGTTGGTTGGCGCATTCGTTTTGCGCGATGTGTTCTAGGAGTTCCCATAGGCCGGGAGGGTTACCGTGCAACCCGTGAACCGTCCCAGCCGAGGTGAATGGGGTGTGGCAGGTGGGACACGGAAAAGGACCGTTCACGCAACATCCCGGTAGACATCCCGCGTCACGAGATAGATCGGCAGTTCGTGCCGCTTCCTGATGCGTTCCACCGTCTTCGCGGAACACCCAATGTGGTCAGCAATCCGCGCCGCCGACCAACGCCGCCCGTTCAACACCGTCACCACTTCGACGCGCTGCTCATAGGTGAGCTCGGGCTGTTCCCCCGCAATCGCGGAATCCACCACGGACGCCCACAGTTCTTCCTCACTGGGAAGTTCGGGTTCCGCGTTGGGGTCGTCGATCGTGTCGTCATCCCACGCCAACGGTGACGCCCACCCGTGCCGTTTCGCGAGGAGCCGTGAACGGTTGTACGACTGGCGTTCCCGAGGGTTGGTGAGTGGGGGCAGGGTGTTCCACAGTTCGTCGTAGATCCGGTTGATGGTGTCGCGGGTGGTGGTGGTGACGATGGTGGAGTGTGTGACGTTCCTCGCCCACGTCGTAGCGCGGCCCGCGCGTTCACTGATGGCCCAGAACGTCCAGCCGACTGCGACGAGGGCGCGGATGCGTCGGATGGTGCCCGTCGCGTCAACCTTGCGGGGTTCGGGGGCACGGTGCCGCATGTTCGGGTTCGTGCCGAGGAGAGCGTCAGCGGTTTCCCGTTCGATCCGTTTGGTGACGCCGCGCATGATGCGGCCCAGGGTGGGGACTGACACACCGGACACTGTTTCGATGTCGGCGTAGGTCCAGTCCTCGCGCATGAGTTGCATGATGCGGGGGACGACGATGATCGCGTTGACGAACTCTTGGGTTTGGCCGGCGCGTGCGCGTGCTTCGCGTTCGCGTTCCTGCCGTGCGCGGTGCGCTTTGCAGTCGGTGCAGCGGCAGCGGTGTTTCTGGTAGCAGGTTCCTGTGGCCCCGTGCTTGTGATCTGGGGGGCACGTGTGGGGACTCGTCATTGTGGGTCTCCGTTAAAGGGGGTAGAAGAAACGGCCCCCACCAAGAAGGGACCGTCTAGATCAGTGAGCCCCAACCGGTGAGGGATGGGGCTGTTTGGTTGCGGTCAAGCCAGCGCTTGAGTTTCGGCAGGTTCTGGTCTGGCCCGAACACGAGGTAGGTGCCGTCTACTGAGTCGCAGCCGATGGCGGCGGCATACCGGAGTCGACGTTCCGAGTTGACGCGCCCCATGTGTACCCACTTGCCGCAGGCCTTCGCTTCACGGGTCAGTTGCGCGGCGTGTGGGCCGAGTTTCCATTCCGTTGTGCCGCCGAGGAAGAGAGCGTCGAACTCGTCCCACGGGACGCCGACTGTCTCGGCGCCGTCTTGTGCGACGAACGCTGCCGGGTATCCGAGTTCACGGATCTTCGGGAGCCACGGGGTTGACCGCTCGAGCGTTCCTGCGGCGTCAGCGACAACATCTGGCGCAGTGGCGAACAGGCACCTTGAGCGTTGCTCTGAGGTGAAACTGTCCAACCATGCCAACCATGCGTCTTCGCCGGGGAACCCTTTGCCAAAGCATCCGTTGTCGGCGCACCATGCGGCACCCTCGGGAATGATGTTGCCCTGCATGGGCGTGTTTATCATCCCGAGGGCGCCGGCGGTCATGGCGTTACGGATGGGTTCCGTGGACGGGTTTCCGAAGTACAGCACGGGACACCACCCATCCGATGAGGACGAACACGAGCATCGCCCACGCCTTGCCGACAAGTTGCCCAGGGAGGGCGGGGAGGATTGCTGCGGGGCCGAACGCGATGCCGAGGAACAGGACCGTGTCGACCACGGCGCCGACGACGGTGGATGCGGCGACCGCAGCGGCCCACTTCCGGTCACCGAACCGTGCCCGCTTGCGGATCGGCGTGTACACGGCATAGTCAGCGAGTTCGGACACTAGGAACGCGACCACGGACGCGAGAGCGATGAACGGCGCAGCCATCACGAAAGACAGCGCGGCACCGGCAAGGATCGCCGCGATGACCACCCACTTGCCGAGGGTGTCCTGTATGCCGTCTCTGAGCGCGAGCGTCGCGCCAGCCACGTAGGTTCCAGCGGTAGCGGTGAGCCCGAAACCGACCGGAACGAAACCGTACTGGGTGGTGAGGACGTTCGCGAGTACGACCGTTGAAATGAAGACGGCCACCAGAATCCATCCGGTGACCTGTCGTGTGCGCTTGTTCATTGATTCTCCTCGAAGAGTTCCGGGGCGACGCAGCGTCCGCGGGTGCGGCCTTCCGCGTCTGCGGTTTCGGGGCACGGCCATCCGGCCCCGTTCGTGTGATGGTGCGAGACGTGGGCGCTAGCGAATACGTCGGTCATGTTCCCTCTTCGCATCTGTGGCAGGGCAGCGGGTATTCCGCGTGTACCGTGCACGTTCGTTCGCGTCGCACCTCCGGCACAGTCGACGCCCTCCGCTTCACCTCAACCTGCGCCGACTCGAACGCGAGACGCGCAGTCCTGCACGGCCCACACGGACGATCCGTCCCACCAGGATGATTAGGGCAATAGGGGGCGGGGGCGTCAGCCCTCCCTCCCTTCCTCTCCTCTCCCTTCCCCTCCCCTCCTGGCGTGAGTTTGTGCAAACTCACGTGAGTTTCAGTGAGGTTGGGCGAGTCCAGGTGAGAACACAGACCACACCGTGAGTTCCAGCGGGTGTCGATGCGCTGATGATCGTTGAACCGGGGGATGCTCAAGAACCCCCGCCCATCAGGCAAAGCGACCCGTTCAACACGCCCCGCAGACACCAACGCGTCGAGCAGCACAGCCCCGTCGACCATGTCGGCCGGGAGGATCTTGAGCTTCAGCCCAAGCGGGTCATCTGACAGGTGGCCGCGGTCACAGGCGAAGTTCCACATGCCGATGTAGAACAGTCGCGCCTCATACGGGAGGGCGATGATCGCCCCATCGGTCCAGAACTCCGGCTTGATGGACCTAATCCGGGGCATGACCCTCCCTCAGTGTTTCTCGCCAGAACCACTCACGGTTGACTGCGATGTGTTCGGTGCGTGAGTCGCCAGGGATTCGACCCTCAGCGACCCAGTAGATGGTGTCCCCGTGTGGAGGGTCGAGACGAAAGCGTCGGTGAGCAGGCTTGCGGTCGGTCATCTCGATCTCCCTAGTCGGTTCGGATGGTGGGTGCGTGTAGCAGCGCCCACCGGATAACACCCAAATCCACGGAACACACCTCATTGATCTCTTCCACGGTCCACCCATGCCGAACCCACAAGGCACGGATCGCGACATCCCTTTGCGGACGGGATGGGCCTGACGCGTACTCGATGAGGGTCTGCACCCACGGATCAGTCATGCCCGCCCCCGTATCTAACTGGTACGAGAATCGTCGCGCCGAGCGTCCACACGTACTGAGGGCGCAACTTCCGCAACGCGTCAGCCATGAGCGGGGCGATCGCCGCGTCCACCGCCCGCTGAATCGCGGACTCAACCGACCCACCCCGCAACGACACGTAGTCATCGAAATAACGGGTGCAGTGGTGAACCTTCTTCGGGTACTCGGTTCCGCAGTCCCCGCAACGCCAACGCTTGCCCATAACTCTCGTCCCTTTCAAAAGCTCGGTTCGAGGCCGGCGGGTTCGACTCGTCCGTCCGTGGTGAGCCACGACATCCCACCCCGCCACAACACAGGCACGTTCGCGGGGTCGGCCCACGAGTTCACGGACCATCCGAGCTCGTGCCCTTCCGCGGAATGCGCGGTCCCATGGCATCCCGTATGGTTGCCCCACCCACACAAGAAAATGAGGTTGGTGATTTCGTGTCCGCCGCCTCGTGACCGGTATTTGCGGTGGTGCAGTTCGGTTGCTTCCCGTTGCCCGCACCCCTCGCAAAGACCGCCGCACCGTTCTTCAACGATGCGGCGGGTTTTCGCGGGGACCGGTGTCGCGCGGGTCATATGGGCCTCGTGTAGAACGCTGCGTGCCAGTCCCGCGACTTAGCCCCACACGCCCCACACATCCACGTCCGCTTCAACGCCTCAACCGCCGACATCTTGTCGTCGTGACACCCCGCACACCAGAGGACTTGTTGCGGGCAGGTGCGGCAACCTGCGAGCCATTCGGCGGGGTTCTCGTCGTTCAGGCAGTGGGGCCAGGTCGTCGAGGAGGGATTCTTCGAGGACTAGTTCAGTCGTCGTCGTCATTGTCGTCTCCGTGTGTTCCGCAGGTGGGGAGCCATGCGCCGTCAACATCCTGGGCTGTCCCCCGCATCGGGTTCACCCCGCACCATGCGCACGTGAACGTGGAGAACGCCATAGAACGAACCGCATCACTGATAGGGGAAGTCACGACGCCTCCTGCACCGCGGCGACGACACGACGGGCGGCTATCTCGGCTGTGCCGCCCCCGGAGAACCAGTTCCAGCACTCCATCTGCACCGCATACTCGAGACCGTGATGCGCTGCCTGGCCTTCGCCGCGCAACCAGCCGTCGAACTTGCCGTCGACCGTCGCTGCGAGAGCGTCGACCATCCGGCCCTTGCCGTAGACGTGGCGTAGGGCGTCGAGAATCTTCTTCTCGCGGTTCATGAGCACTCCTGGATGGTTTCGATGACTGCGAATGGGATACGCGCAACCGTGTACGCATGGGCATACGCCTCACCCCACGACGGAAACACGCGACGGTCATACGGCCCGAACGTGAGGACCGTCCAATCCGTGTCCCCCGGCTCCTTGAACACGATGGGACGGTTGGTTTCGTCGAGTTCTGCGAGAGCGTCACCGAGACGTTCCAACGGTTCCATCACGACTCCCCCGGGATAGGTGCGGCCTGCCAGTGGTCGGTGAGGCTCGAACCGAGCTCGGAACGCTTCGCCTCAAGCGCCGCACTCACCTCAGCAACCCCCGCGATCCCGATCTGCTTCGCGTGCGCCTCGATAGCGTCCAAACGATCCGCCGTAGCCGCCTTACCGATCGCATCCAGCGCATCCGCGATCTTCGACTTCGGATCAGCCACCCGCGTAGACCGCTGACGAGGAGCCGCCCCAGGACCATTCGACGCCGCGTTACCGTCGTCATCCTCATCCGGTGCGATACCCGTCACAGCCGACAGGGTGTACCGCTTCGCATACGTCACAGCCGACCCCATCTGCTGTGGGGTTGCTTTCTCAGGGTCCGGGAGAGGCCACGAACCCGTCACCGACTCCCCCGACGTGTGCCGCAGTTCGTACTCGAGCGTGAACCCGTCGTCCGACACGCGGGGGGTGGTGATCCACGCAAGCCCCTGCTTCGCGAGGGCCGGCAGGACCACCGACACAATGTCGGCAAGGTCCGCGTACTTCGACTTAAAGGCCGGGTTGGTTGATCCCTTCCCAACCTTCGGCAGATCCGCGTGGAACGCTGTGAGCGCCTTTGCGAGCTGGCTTTCTTCGGTCATGTCACTTCCCATCCACAGTGAGGGCAGAACCCCTCAGCGGTGACGGCTACGGGGCCGTCCCTATCGCAGTCGATAACCACGGTCGGGTCATCACGAAACAAGGGCCAGAACAGTGAGCCCTGACCCTTGCGGAGTTCTTCGATCGCTTCCCCCTCCGTGAGGGAATCCCACCCGAGTTGGGTTTGCAGCACCCATTCGACGGCATCCCACCATCCCCGCCTGTGCCCCTGTTTGTAGGAGACGCCCATGCGGGTCCGGTCGTAAGCGGCGGTTTCTGCTGCGGCCTGTGCTAGTCCGTGTTCCGTCCGGAGACGGTCGGAAGCATCCGTAACCATGGCCGACCAGTTCATCCGTTCCACCTCACAACTGCGTTCGGGTGCTCGGCGGTACGGATCGCGAGAAGCGTCAGCATCTCAACGAACCCCTCGTAGTCGCCCCACCCGTTCGCAGGGTTCAGCGACCGGAACTGGTCAGGGAAGGACACCGCGCGCGTGAGGCCTTCGACGGCGCGAGAGTGGATAGCGCGAGCACGCTCGCCGTCGAGATCCCGCGACGTGTTGAACACTCCCGCGAGACGCCACATCGGGGTCAGGTTGTAGGTGTGCCCGTCGAATACCTCGACGGTCTCCTCACCGGTCTCAAGATCAAGGCCCCAGCTCATGGTCGGTGTCCGCCTTCCTCAGCGATGGTGAGTTCCCTCAGTACCCGTTCCCGGTCCTCCACCCACCGGGTCATTGCGGCCAGGTGCGACTGTGCGGTTTCGAGGTTGCGGGTGGTGACCCAGTGTGCGGATACTGCTCGGGCCAACATGCGTTCCGCGTCGTCCCGGTACCGTTGTGCTTCGGTGACAGCGTCCTCAGCCTCACCAACGTTCATGTCGTGTCCTATCCGGTGATCCCGTAGATGAGGGCTGCGGTTATGAGTAGCCCGGTGATGAGTGCGCGTCCGAGGATGCGTTTACGTTCGCGTACAGCCCACGGGGGGCGGTTACCAACCCAAGCCAACGGGTCACGACGAGGCATCAGAGCCATACCTCCAGGTCGCCTTGCTGAGTTCGCTCGGGGAACTCGCGGTAGCCGGCGAGCGCAAGCCGGTGGGTGAACATGCGGGGCTCATTTGACGAGCCGAATATGCACCAGAGCGCGGTGCCATCCGGTGACTTCTTGACGACATGGCCGGGAACGCCGTCCAGGTACACGCGCACTCCGGGCGAGGGGGCCGCGGGGGCGTGGACGTGGCGTCCGACATAGGGCCTGTTGACACTGACCATCGCTGCTCCTGCCGAGCGTGAGTGGGCGTCCGGTTCTATTGCTTGTGCGCGCCGGGAACCTGCCCTCCCGGTGTCTGCTACGTCGCGCCGCGCCGACTCCTACCGGCACTTGATGAGGTACACAGGTGCACCCCACACCGGCATGTACCCCCCAGACACACGCGTCCACCGGTAGAACGTGCCCTGATCCGCAACCCCCGACGCACACTTCGACGTCGACACAACCGTCTTGCGACCGTTGTGATACCACGGTGCAGTCAGCACCTTCGGGGACACGATCGACGTTGACGTAGGCCACGTGGTGACGACGATCGCCCGCGGGTTCGCTGTCACCGCATGGGCGGGTGTTGCGGTGAGGACGAGCCCAATAGTGAGCAGGGCGGCGGTGAGTGTTCGTTTCATCGTTGTTTCTCCTTTGATGGGTTGACCCCCACGGTGCCCTGCCGCTGACTCGCACAGCGGTGTACCGTCCCAGGGCGCTACGCCACCGACGACTCCTGCCCCGCGGGGTTCCACCAGGACGACGTCGACACGTAGGTTCTGCGGTCTCAAATGACAGGGAGCCGGCCCGAAAGGTGGGGCCGCGTCTGCCTCAACGGTTCCGTCCGCATTACCGAACCGTTCGTGGGCTTCGTGGAGTCGAACCACGACGAAAGAACCGTCAGCCCTGCGCGTCCGCGCGCCTTCATCGGCCTATGCCCCGGGAGTCAAACGATCACACCGTCACGCCGTCGCGTTTCAGTGACCTATGCCCAGGGAGTCAGCAGCCGAACCATCAGCGCCAAATATGTATCAGGCGTCATATCGCCTGACTCTTGAGCAGGTGACCCGTCAAAGTCACTCCTGCTCTTCCCTTTCGACCCCCAAGCCCTGCGCCGCCCGCTCCTGCACGACGCCCAGCCAGCAATCGCTTGTGGGGTGTCTAATCGCTCGCAGTCCTCGTAGCCGGGGCGCGTACCCAGGGCTGTCCCCGATATCCCAGAGGGATCAGGCGGGCTGTTACTCCTGCGAGTTCTGTTCAGTTAGACGGTTGGAGGCAAACTCCGACCAGCGCTTCCGCTCGATCTGCGAGCGCAACGGAAGCCGAGAAGACGTGAGCGCTATTCGAGCTCTGGGACGGTTCCCCTCAAGTCGGGTTCCTCATCCCCCACCACGAACGCCGACAGGGTGTGAACGTCCGCGATGTACCATTCCGGGTCGTCCCACCGGATCGTGTGCACAGTCCCCCGCGACTCGACGACCGCCCCGACCGTGTTGGTTCCGAGGTAGGTGACGTGTTGGGGTGCGACACGGTCGTGTGCGTGTTCCGGGGTGTTGTGGACCAGATACACGCGGGCACCAGCCGCCAGGGCCGAGATGTTCATGACGCCACCTGCTGCCACGGGCCTGCCTTGCGGCGGCGAACCACGTAGTTCTCTTCCGGGTAGGGATAGCTCATGTTCGCCCGGATCAGGGAGTTTCCTGCGTGCCACTCGTCCTCGGTCAGGCTGTACACACGCTCACCGCCGTCGAGCCACGAAAGCCCGTACTCCCAGTCAGCGTCGAGGTCGTACCCGGCGTCGTTGAGCGCTACAACAATCGCCTCGCTCAGCGCCCCGGCACCCATCGTGTGATCGCCGTCCGCGACTCGGATGGCCTGCGCAATTAGGTCTATCGCGTTCATGACTGTGCCGCCTGCCACTCGGCGCCGGCGTTGAACACGCACTGCGCGAACTCCACCATCAACTCCGACAACGGCCCCAGGGTGGACAGGAGGGCGTTGAAAGCCACCTCACGATCACTCATCCGAATCACCCCGCAGAAACTCGCAGTGGTAGCCGGACCACTCCGACCACGTCCACTCGCCGCCCGCCTCGGCACACGCCTTGCCCCGCTCGATGGAGGACGGTTCCCGCTCGGTTTCACCACAACCGGTAAGCGCGACCATGGCCGCGATGACGGTCAAGGCGACGGTCACCCGCTTACGCGCGCTCATGACCAGTCCTCCAGGTAGTCCGGGTCGACCGGTGCGATAGGGGCACGCTCATTCACAGAACGTTCCTCCGCGACCCAGTCAGCGAACGCCAACACGACCCCGATAGCAGCGATCAGCCACCACCCGTTCGGTGCCCACAACTCGGGGTCCGTGTTCGCCCACGTGAGGAACGAACCGACAGCACCAGCGAGGAGGAACCCGACCGCGGCAACCGCAATCACAGCGCGCATCACGCCACCTCCTCGGAACCGCCGGCAACGATCGCTTCAACCGACTCACGCCGATACCGCACCATCCGCCCGATCTTGATGAACTCCGGGCCGATCTTCTGCCACCGCCACTTCGCGAGGGTCTGAACCTCCACGCGGAAGATGGCAGCGACTTCCTGCGGGGTGAGCAGGTCGGTGGGGTTGATGTCGTTCATGACGCCACCACCTCTGCGAGCTCGACGTTGAGCGCGGACGTGATAGCGAACACGTTGACCGCCGTGAGTCGCGACGGCTCGTAGATCAGTTGGGCGCGTAGCGTCGAGTACGCGATCCCTGAGTCGCGGGAGAGCTGCCGGAGGCCACCGTTGGCCTTTGCCATCTGGAGCAGCCGGTCAGCGAGCGCTTCTGTGTTGGTCATGCAAGCAAGAGTATTGCTCGCGGAGGCAAGATTCAAGCATTTGATACATGAGGATTGTTACAAACTTTGCCCGGGAGGCGTTGAGTCTTGCTACAAAGAGCAAGATCCTTGGCTTGCGTGGGACCGATACAGAGCCGTATCGTTCTCGGCATGGGAACAACGCCCGACGACAACGCCAGGGCCATGAGCGATCAACTCATTGCTGAGATCAGCGCCAGCGAGTATCGCAGTGTGCGCAAAGTGGCGGCGGCTCTCAACCGGGACTACACCACCGTGTACAGGTGGGTGACGAACAAGCAGCCGATCCGCATGGACGTCCTCTTCGACATCCTCGCCCTGCTCGAGATTGAGCCTGGCGTCTTCTTCACGCGAGCTCAGGAACGCGCTGAGACAGCACACCCCACGGATTGAGTCCGAGCGTTTCGCACGCTTCGGCTACCTCATCGAAGGTGGGGCAGTCGCGCCCGATCTTCATGAACGGGCATACCTGCTCGCACGCGGAACCCCCACCGCAGATTTTTGCGTCGGCAAACATAGATTCCCCCCGGAAGAGACACGGTCCTCTCTGCCGAGGCTATGCACCCTGGGTAGTGCCGGCGGAGGTCCTATTGGGCATCGTAGGTGACGGTGACGACATCGGCGACCGCCCGTGTCCGCCTTAAGGATGACAAGGTGTTCGTTTTCAGGCTAGTTTTTGATAACGATCTGATAACTGCCTAGCCAACATTCATTACTTCGCCCCGATGTCTGTTAATGCGTCGGAAGTTGTAGCGCTTCCCGCTACGTTTTGGTATAAGCTGTAGCAATGATCGCAACGATTACCGAATCAACCGTCTCCCCGTCGCGATGAGCGCTACAGTCGGGGGCGTGCCCCAGAAGCGAGGACTCATCAGCGACGCCGACCAGGCCCGCATCCGCACGGCCCTTCGTCAACGCGACGAATGGGAGGCAGCTCTCCGAGAGTCCGTCGTGGAGGCAGCGCGCCACGGAGCATCGGTGCGCGAGCTCGCAGCATTCACGGGGCTGTCCACCAACACGATCAGCCGCTGGAAACGCGGCGACTAGGAGCGCGCAATGCCCAGGCCACCACTGCCCCTCGAGACGTGGGGGGAGATTCGGGACTTCACCCACAACGGCAAGCCCGCAGCAAGCGCCTACTACCGGGACAGCGATGGGCAGCGCCGCCGGATGATGCGGACGGGGAAGACAAAGACTGCCGCCAGGAACAACCTCACCGCGGCGATCCGGGCACGTATCGGCGTCAGTGACGACGACGAACTCCTCACCCCCGACACAACACTGCGGGTGCTCTCGCAACAGTGGTACGCGGAGAAGGCGTCCGAGGGCATGAAGCAGGGAACCCTACGAACCTACAAGGTGTCGCTGGACTCGCACATCATCCCGGAGATCGGCGAAGTGCGACTGTTCGAGGCCACAGTGCCCCGCATAGACCGATACCTAAAGGCCCTAACGCGATCGTCCGGGCCGGGAACAGCGACGACCGCGCGCGTGGTACTGAAGGGCATGTTCGGGCTTGCAGTACGGCACGGGGCGATGAAAGCTAACCCCGTTGCTTCCACAGCCGCCGTGACCGTGAAGCGCGCCCGCCCGGTAGCGCCCGACAAGGCGCAGGTGGTAGGCATCCGGTCCCGGTTTCACGAGTGGGACAACATGCTCGACGGCAGAGGGAACCCCAAGGCGACGCAGATCCTCGACGCGTGCGACTTCCTGACCGGAACCGGAATCCGCACGGGCGAACTGCTGGCGTTGAAGTGGGCCGACCTGGACCTGCTCGATTGCACCGTGACGATCCGCCGTACGATCGCCGTGGGCGAGGATGGCAGGGCTTTCGTGCAGGATCTTCCCAAGACGGACGACTCTGAGCGGACCCTGTTCCTTCCGACTCCCGTCGTGCAGATGCTCGCGAGGCGCCCTAGATACTCCGAGTATGTGTTCCCGTCCACGACGGGAACGTTCTGGCATCCCGCGAACTTCCGTGCTCGGTGGCGTGAGGCTTTGAAGGGTACGGAGTACGAGGGGACGACGCCCCGCGCGTTCAGGAAGCTGGTTGCGACGACGTTGCAGCGGGCGCTGGGGTCGCGTGCGGCGGGGGATCAGTTGGGTCATGCGTCGGAGCGGACGACTGAGGCGCATTACATTATGCCGACTCGGTTGGGGCCGGTGACGGCGGTGTTGGACGACCTATTCAGCTTACAAATCACAAGGAGCGAACAATGAACGCGATGGACGAGGCACAGAAAGCGGTGGACGACTACGCCGCCCTTGACCGTGCAATCGGTGAGGTGCTGTTCAACGTGAGCAACTTCCCCCCGGCGGCGCAGTCCCGCCTCCTGGGCCAGAACATGCGCCCCCTGAACGAGAAACTGGCAGACGCCGTGCTCGCCGCGGGATTCACGCGCGCCGCCGAGGGGAGCGAGTGATGAGCGACACCCTGATCGAGCGAAAGCGCGCCCTGCTGGCGCGAATGTGGGACCGATTCGAAGGCGGCAACCTCAACGCTGACGAATGCCCTCAGTGTGGATGGCACGTATCTTCCCACGGACTGAGTTGCTACGGACTGGACTGTCCTGGGGGCGGGTGGTCGCCTGCCGCCCGCGAGGGGCGCCTGCCCAGTCGTCTATCTGGTCGCGACCATGGCTGGCGAGACAGCCGGAACGAAAGTAGCCACTAAGTAGCGACTACGCACGAAAAAGGCCCCCGCCGAGCTTTCGCTTGACGGGGGCCGATCCCTTACGGGAGTAGGTAACTTCCTGGTGCACCCCCTGGGACTCGAACCCAGAACCCACTGGTAAAGGGTGAGAGTTGTCCTGACGTGGATTTTTATTGACTGACCGGAGGTTTGTAGCGACCGGGCCGCGCTAGCTGGATGAACCGAGATATACCGAGATTCCGGGGGTTTCCGCCCGGTAGACGGATTGAAAGTAGCGACTAAGTAGCCACCTATACCCCAGTCCGTTGGTTTCCGGTACCAAAGGTCGCAGGTTCGATTCCTGTCGGGGGCACAACACAGAGAGAGGCCCCTTCCCTAGAAAACACTAAGGAAGGGGCCTCTCAGCATGTACGGGGCGGGGAGCGCGGGCGGGGGTTCGTAAGCCCGGACGTGAGCCGAGGCACCCTACGGTGCACCTTTGATCCTGTAGCCGCCTGTACAGCACAAGAACGCAGGGGGGTAGCGGTGCGTAACGGTGACCAGTACAGTAGGACCACCATCACATGTCGGTGGGCGCTCGTAGAATGAGCGAAGGCCCCGCACCTGCGGTAACAGGCCGGGGCACGGTCCAACTAACAGGAGTTGAACATGACTGAGTCTAACGTGAGGGTGGGGACACAGGTCGCCCTCGACGACGTGAGGGAGCCGAGGTGGCAGTACAGTTACGTCGCGAAGTACGCGGACGGCTCTGGTGTGCGTGAGCGGGTCACGTTCGACACGCTCGCTAAGGCCGAGACATGGCTCCGCGACAACGCCGATGACGTGACCGCGTGGAACGCAGAGGTGCCCCCGGGGGACGTGCTCGTGGCGGCTGTTGAGCGCCGTCAGGTGTGGGAGCCGGGCGAATGGGAACCGGTCACCGTCGCCGCTGAGGGGAGTGCGTAATGATCTTCGGAGACTGCCCCTACTGTGGACAGCCGGTATGGTTCGCGATCCCCGACGACGTGGCACTGCCGGCGCTCGCGAAGGTCGACTGCGAGCATTGTGACTCCCAATTCTGGGAGCGGTTCTCCCGCATCGACCCGCGCGCCTACCGACTCGATCAGGTGATAGTGGATGAGGACACGGAACGAGTCCTTGAGGTGCGAGAGGCCTGATTCCTAGCCCCGGGAACGGCGAAAACGCCCCGCGTTCCACCAATACAGGTGGAACGCGGGGCGCAGTCGTTCTTAGAACCAGGACAGGAAGATTCGGAGCCAACCCGGCAGGATCGGGGCGGACACACTGTTCGTGCGAGCGTGAGGCATCAGACCTCACCGTCCTTGCTGTTGCCGCGGAACGCGACAGAGGTCAGGAGCGACAGAGCCGCGTAGGAACCTGCTAGGGAAAGAGTCTGCATCCAGTCGACGTCGAGCACACCGACGCCGTCGAGTCCCGCAGTGGCGATGAGGCCCTGCGCGAACGAGGCGATGACACGGTCAGCCGTGTCGATCCAGAACTGCTTGTTTGCGTACTTCGACATTCGTCCTCCAATGAGAAGAGCCACCCCGCAGGGTGGCTCGGATAGTTCAGGCGGTGGTTACCGCGGAAGGTTGATAGGCCAGATCGGCCGGGGACGCTCGGGGGTCTCCACGTACCCGCCCCACTCGTGCAGGACGTGAGCGTGGGACCGGTACGCGTCCCGTTCGTTCTCCAACATCGACACGCGCGACTCGAGCTTCTTCACGTCATCGCGTAGCCCGGTCGCGTACTCGAGCGCGAGTTGGCCGGCGTCGACCTTCGCGTTGCGTCGGTTCGTAAGCCATGTTCCGAACGCCGTACCTGCCGCCGCACACACAGCCGCACCAACCACGCCTAGCGCGCCCCACGCGGCCACTGGGAGGCCGATAACGGCGTCCCAGAACCCCGGGTCTACCGCGGTCATGCGCCGTCGTCCAACACGGCGCGGAGGCGCGCCTGCACCTGACGGGCGCGGAGCAACTGTGCCGAGATGGAAGCGGACGCGTCCACGATCTTGTCCACAACGTCGGTGATCGTTGCCAGGTCCGCCTCGAGCGCGAGCCTGTCCGTCACCACCGGGGGGATGACCGGGTTCTGCCCGTACTCCCCCACCATCGCCCGGGTGAAGTCAACCGACCCGCCCCACTGACCGTTCGACCACTGCTGCAACTGCGCCCGCGAATCCCAGACACCACCGGACCATGCGTACGTTTGGAAACCCCACCGGATCTTCCCCGCATCAAACGCAGCCTTCAGGGGTCCAAGCCCGGCGTACAGTCCAGTGCGGTCCAGGCCGATCACGGAGGCGATACCGTCTAGCGCGGCGAGGATCTTCGGCATATCCGTAGCGGGTGCGTCGTAATCCACGTTGAAGTAGATCGGGAACCACCGCAGGCCCAGCTTGTTCAGGAACGCTTCGGCGGCTTTCGCGACACGGACACCAGCGTCGAACCCGCCCAACAGTTCCTTACCGTCCTCCTCATAGATGAAGAACACGTCAATGCCAGCGTTGGTGAGTGCGGTGAGCTCGCTCGGGCCGATGCCCTTGTTGGTGCGCCCGTCCAGGTACTTCTCATTCCACAGGTACCGGCCCGCGAGTTTCACGCCACGGGACGCGAGCATGGTCGGGTCGGGGCGGGAGAACGAATAGTCGACCCCGTGGGTGGACCCTGCCGGGGGGAACGCGAACCCATCCGTCGTGATGCCCCAGATGCCGTCCGCGGTGATGTACTTCGACTTCTGGTAGGTGATGACGGCGGCGTCGGTCATCGGCCCCCAACGCCCATCAATCGCGCCCGTGTACAGGCCCGCGGTCTTCAGGAACGTTTGGATCTCAACAGTGGTGCGCGTCCCGTGGATCGCGTTGTAACCCATCAGTACGTCCCCAGGCGCACGGCCTCGTCGTACCAGTACGTCGACACCATGTGAACGTCCATCGGAAGCACAGGGGCGGCGCCACGCTGAAACGCGCGCAGCATCGACCACTCCGCCGAACTGATGCTGCGAGACTTCCCCCGCGCCTGGTTGAAGAACATGAACGGCTTAGACCCGTCCGTTGGTCCGTAGTAGAAGCCCATCTCGTCCTCCTCGGGTTCGGGTTGAATGATGGGGAGCGGTTTGATGTTGATCGCCGCGAACTGCGGCACCGTCCACGGGTTGAAGTCACCCACATGCCACAGCTCTTGCGGCTTCACAAAGTTGACGGTGAGGCCGACGATGCGGCAGAGGGCTACGAACCTGGCCCAGCCGAGGTCGCCCCAGTTCTGCACGTCGATCGCGCAGCACTCGCGCCCCTGATACTCGCCACCGTGCGAAGACGTACCGGGGACAGCCGCCCAGACGCCGAGGTCGGCGCGGTACAGGTATTGGATGCGGAGGGGACGGTAAATGTTCCACCCGGGGGTGACGCGCAGGCGCACACCGTACTTCTCCCATGCGAGGCGCACAAGCTCCTGCCAGCGTGCAGCGGTGCCGGGAGGGGCGAGGTGGAACCACTGCCCGTACTTATCCCACCCTGACCCGAGGTTCACCATCGTGGACTCGTCTAGCCGGCCGTTCGCGATCATGTCGCCTCCCCGGGCAAAGCGAAGGCCCCCGGTGTTTACCCGGGGGCCGTTCAACGCTCTCTTGGTTATGTGGTGTGTTTCTTCCACTGCATGATCGTGTCGGGACTGATCCCGGCTTCCCTCGCGGCGGCTCGAACGCTGGAGCGAGCAGCGATCTCGAGCACGACATTCCGCCAGTTAGCGTCCGCTTCGGCTTTCGCTGTGCGGGCGGCTTCGATGCGGGCGATGTCGTCTTCGGTCACGGCGCCACGTCGGGTCACCCAGCAAACGTACCGAAGTTCGGCCGACCACCACGCACATACGTGTCACGGGGGCAAACCTCGGGACGGTCACACACGGTCTCGTCGTCCATGTGCCGCCAGTGAGCGACGAACTGGGTGGTGTCGAGGTCCAGCATCACGGTCTCCATGTCTGCACTGTACTGGTTGTCGTTACGGTTCACAATAGGCTTTCCCATAACGCGTAGAGCACCAGCTAGGACACCTGATACATCCCTAGGCGGTTGTTGCAGCCGCGATCTGGGCACCCGTCAACGCCGCAACATCGGCCAGCACCAGAGCCGCGGTCCCTACAGTGTCATCCGTGGGAACACCCGCCGCGACCGAAGCGGGCGGGGGAACAGCGAGCGTGCCCGTACTCGAACTGGTCGAGTCATACACCGTGCCCTCACGCACATCCTCCGGCGCCGGAAGACCCGTGTTGTACCGCTGCACGTAGATCTGAGCGCCGGTCGCTGCGGGCCAGTTGTCGTCGGACGGTGCGTGCATGGCGAGGTGCGAGCCGGTGCGCATGAACTGAGGCGCCACGCTGCCGGTGAACGGAGATGCACCGTTCGGCCCCCACCCCAGCGAGGCGTCGATACGCAAGAATCCGCCTGTGATGCTCGCACCAGGGCCAACCGCGCCGCCCGTGATGCTACCGATGATGGTCGTCTGCGATGAGGCGCCGCTGTTCGCGATTCCCGCAGCGTTCGCGGAACCGCTACCCGTGACATCCCCGTTGACGGTGAGGACCGCGCCGGATTCACCAACCACGGCAATCGCCGAGGCGCCTCCCGTGACATCCCCGTTGATCGTGACCTGAGCGGAGGATGAAACATACATGCCATACGCGCTCGACGAACCCGAACCGCCCGTGACATCGCCGTTCACGGTCAACGCCCCCGTGTACCCGGACTCTACGCGCACGCCCCACCGGTTCGAGCTGTTCCCTCCGACCACGTTGGCGTTGAGTGTCACCGCGAACGATCCCGCGTTGAGCGTGAGGACGCCGGTTGAGCTCGAGACGCTGTCCGTTGTTGCGATCCCCGCAGTGATCGTGACAGTTGCGGCAGCGGTGACCCCGAACGCGCCACCAGCCGCTATGACCGGGGATGCGTTGCTGATCTTCTTCAGCGAGTTCACCGTCACCGACTGGTCGATACTCACGGTGAACCCGTTGGAGTACACGTCATCCGTCGAACCGGGGAGCGTCCCCCCGTCCCACGTTGCCGTGCTCGACCAGTTACCGGACGCGACCGCGTATCGGATTGCCATGCGTTCCCCTTACGAGTAGCTGATCGCCGCGCGACCAGTCCAAGTTCCGGTGCCGTCCTCGATCACGGGAGGCGAAGTGAGCGTGATGCGGGTGACCGTCCACCCGGTCGATCCCTCAGCGGTCCCTGCCGTCGCGGAACCCATGTACGAGTAGGTTGCGTCGGAGTCGTGACGAACCTCCTGCGCGGAACCACCACCGCCACCGGATGCCGCAATCTCGATAGTGTCGCCCGCATCGTTCGGTGTGATCGTGACGTTCGCTCCCGCGACGAGCGCAACGCCCATCGTGTCCCGGATCAGTTCAGGAGCGGCCGACGCGTCAAGCTTCCCCGTGATGCCCGCCGCAACCCGGGCGTCAGCAGCGGCATTGAAGTCGCTGATATCCGCCGCCGTGTGCGCGTGGCCCGTATCCGACTTCCCCGCAAGCGCCGTAGACAGCCCCGTGATGTCGGACTGTGCGTGTGAGTGCGTCGAGTCGGCCTTGCCTGCCAGGGTCGTCGAGAGGCCCGTCACGTCAGACTGTGAGTGGGTGTGCCCGGTGTCGGACTTGCCCGCGAGGGCGGTATCGAGCCCGGTCACGTCAGACTGCGCGTGCGTGTGTCCTGTCGCTGACTTCCCGTCAAGCGCGGCCTGAAGGTCCGTCTGGTCCGCCAGGGTCCCCGTGATGGAACCCCACGTGCCGCCGCCGCCCTCGGCGTCGTCCCCAGGATCACCGCGCGGGATCGTGAAGTTCAGGATCGCCGCGGACGCCGTACCGACGTTCTCGATCTCAGCGGACGTGCCGGGTTCACCCGTGGTCACCGTGCCAACCGTGATCGTCCCGGCAGGGCCGGCGTCACCGTCCTCGCCCTGAAGCGATGCAAGCCACTCAGCCTCAGTCCCCACGGAAGGGTCAGCCGCGAACGCATGCTGATACGCCGACATACCCGGCGCACCAGCCTGCGACACCGTAACCTCAATCGCCGGGGCGGCGACAACCTCAACCGTGATATCGGTCACTGCGTCACCTGATCCTTCGGCTTGATCTTCCCCGCAACCCACGTCCGCTCAGTCGGCGTGTGCTGCAAGTCCCAGTAGCACACGTCCGGCAGATCACGAGTATCCGCAGACGCGATCGAGAACCGGAATACACCCGTATCCGCATCCGACGAGTCAACAGTGATGGACGCCAGCGCGGCCTCATCGGAGTTGCCCGCGGCCTCACGGATCTGCGCCTCCCACCCCGTCGTCGGCAACACCACGGGCACACCATCCTGCACGGCGGTCCACTCGAACGACACCGTGTCCTCACGCCGGAACCCGCTGATATTCAGCACCCCAGGGGACAGATCAAGGTCCGCCATGTCAGCCTCTCAACTCTTCCTCAAGCGCGACCACCCGCGCGTGCAACTGCGCAACCTGCGCCACCAACAACGCCACCGTCTGAATCGACGCCGGCTCCCCCGCCGCATCCCGAATCAGGAACCGTTCAGCGTCCGTCCCCACAAGGTCATCCGCCATCGGCCCAATATGCCGACGCCCATCCCCAACGATGTACTCCCACTCGTAAAGGGGCGGGAAGATCGACACCAGCTCGGGCACGTCAGTGATGTTCTCCTTCAACCGGCGCGCGGACGGGTTCGAGAACGTCCCATTCACGACCACGTTGTGCGTAGCCGAACCAAGGATGAAGTCGTTCTCGTTCGGCGCTGACGCGCCCCGCCCGATCGCAACAGCCCGGAGCCCGTAAGCGGACGCACCATCACCGATCGCGACGGACTCTACCCCTGCCGCGAAAGCGTTCGCGCCTACCGCGGTACCGTCCGCGTTCGCATACGTTCCCGGGCCAAGCGCCGTCGAATACCCGCCACCACCTGTCCCGGAGTCCGCGTAGGACGCTTGCCCGATCGCAACCGACCGGGAACCCAAAGCCTCCGCAGCGTCACCGATCTGCACCGAGAACGCACCCGTCCCCAGGTGGTCACTATCCCCACCGCCACCGAACCCGGCACCATCGTTGCCCGACTGGGTCTCCAACTGTCGGACCCGCCGCGACAACTTCGCGAGCTCGCTGCCACCGTCGATAGCCCCCATCAGACGGCCTCCTCTTCAATCAGCAACGACACCTCAAGGCCCACATCGGCAGACAACCCGATCAGCCGGTAGGTCTTCGACGCGTCAGGCAGGAACGGTTCATCCGCCTCGATAACCACGGTCACCGACGACCCCAACACCAGATCGGCGGGGGACACGACCGTCGCCATAACCCGAATGTCGGGTTGCACGGTCGGGTTCTTGAACGCCCTCACACGCTCCTTCGCCAACTGCGACGCGTGCTCGTTGGTCTTCACCATCTTCCATGCGACAACATCGTCACGGGCCGGGATGCTTGCTACGGGGACACCTGGGGTTCCGCCGACGACCATTTCGGCGCCGTAGTTCTGCCCCACCCCGAACACACCCGTAACCTGCTTCTGCGCGTTCTCATCCACCATGTACGACGACACGCCATGCGTCTTCGTCGTCAGATCGAACGTGAACGAACCACCCGTCAACGCCCCAGCCCGCACCACCCACTCAAGCGTGTCCGTGCCAGACCATTGCGGAGAGAACTCCACGTCCGGGCCACCGTCCATCTCCTGAATCTCGTCAAGGATGTCCGCGACCCGCTGAAAGTTGTAGTTCTCATACGTGGTCGAGAACGACCCCGCCGTCGACAGGGACGGGAGTACCAGCGGCAGGGAGTAGTCCGCGCCGCCCACCGGTCCCGTCGTGCCCGCCTCCAACACGAGCCCCAGCGTGGACACCAGCGACTTGCTCGAGATCGTCAGCTTCCCCGGGATACCCGCCGACTCGTCCTCCCAATAGGAGTTCTCACCGAACGGCAACCGGTACAGAAACAGCGCCCGCAGATCGACGTGCTGAACCGTCAACACCTTCGTGTCATACGAATACGGGCGCCCAGTGATGAGCCCCGCATACACCGGTTCGTCATCCCAGCACACCACCAGTGTGCGGTCCCACGCGATCGTCGCATTCCGCCACTCAGCCCGCGTATGCGCCCCATCAGCCAGGGTGAACACATGCTGACCGGACCCCGCCGCATTCAACCTGCGCGACCACGAACCGCCCGCCGGCTCAACCTCAAGGATCTTCGCACCCGTGATCGTGTCGCAAAACCAGTACGACCACGTCATACGTACTCCTCCGCGAACGGCCCATACCTGACCGGGTCAGGAGCCCACAACTGCAACTGGTACTCAGCGAGCGAACCCCACACCACAACGCGTGTGCGGGGCATCCCGTACCGGTACACCGTCGCGGTCGTCGCACCCACCCCCGTAGTCACGGTGAGCGTGTCCGACTCCCCATCAGCAAGCAGCCCCGACAGCGCCACCAGCGCCGCCTCAAAGTCCGCATCCGACGACGCGTGCACCTTCCCCGTCAGAGTCACAATTCGACCGGACAGGAACCCGGGGGAAGCGAACTGGCCGTGCTGGTTGGGGCGGTCAACATACTCACGGCGCATCGTCGCGGAGTTGACGAACCAACCGTCCAACTCCTCGAGCGTGTATGTCGCCGCCCCGGCGTCACCAGCAAACGTCACCGAACCGAGGGTTGCTTCAAGCATCAGACCCCCCTCAACTCGAACGCGAACGTCTTAGCCGCGGCGTGCCCGATCTGTTCCTCACTCATCCCCGGCTGAGGGTGAATGTCGACCTGCACGCTCCCGCCGCCACCGCCCCCGAACGAACCGCCGCCGTGCAGCGACTCCCGGAACGCGTACACGTTGTGCTGACCACCCATCGCATCCACATCCGCGGCGGTAAGCACATGCTCACCAGCCGACAGCGCGGCGATCACCGAATCCG